GGTGACAAGGAAGGCGAAGCATTGATCAAGGGCTTAATCAATACCGAGGTCGCGCGCGCGCAGCTTGCGAAGTTAAAGAAAGATTTTGATCGGGCGTTGCAGGAATTAAGAAATAAAGAGTTAGTGATCACGGCAAGAGAAGAGACGGGCGAGATCTCCAGCTTTGAAGCAACCAAGCAGATCGGCGAACTCCGGTCGGCACAGTTGCCGATCCTTGAAGAGTTGCGACAGGCTACAAAGCGGCTGTATGACGAAACAAAAGATCCGCGAGTACTCGCCGCTCTTGAACAGATGAACGCTAAACTTGTGAGCGCCAAGAAGGCGACAGACACGTTTGCAAAAGGCGCTAAAGATGCGTTTCAGTCTGGGCTTATGGGCTTTTTAACGGATATTGCAACCGGGGCAAAGTCGGCGGGCGAAGCCTTCCGGGATATGGCGCGATCTTTTGTAATTGCACTTGCCAAAATGGCCGCGCAAGCACTGGCAAAACAAGCCGCGTTTAAATTGTTCGGGGCAAACGGGTCGACCGGCGTTCTTGGCAGTATCTTTAGCGGCATATTCCATACCGGCGGCGTGGTCGGATCGGGTGGGAAAGGCCGCAATGTTTCGCCGCTTGTTTTTGCGGGCGCGCCTCGATACCACGGCGGCGGGATCGCTGGATTGAAGCCCGGAGAAGTGCCGTCGATATTGAAACGGGGCGAGGAGGTATTAACACAAGACGATCCGCGCCATGTTGCAAACGCGGGAGCGGGGCAAAGCGGAAGCGGTGTAAGAATTGTAAACGTGATAGATCCGGCTCTTGTTTCTGATTACATGACAAGCAGCGCGGGCGAAGAAGTCCTAATCAATCTGATCGAGCGTAACAGCGGATCAATTAAACAGGTTTTAGCATAATGCCATACGAAACAGGAACAGCAGCGGGTCACATTGATCTAGTCGAGCGTATAAGAAAGTTCGCGACAGGCTACGGTGTCGCAGGAACGCCGGCATACACTGGCACAGGCAACGGCGTGCTAGATCATGTTGATACCGACGAAACCAGCGTCACGGAAACATGGACAATAACCTGCACAGTTGCCGCGACAGATGCCGGGACATTCTCAGTCGTTGGATCGGTATCAGGCGCACAAGCCGACGCCGAAGTCGGCACTGCATACGATAACGGCCTGATCTCGTTTCTTATCAATGACGGATCAACCGATTTTATTGTGAATGACTTTTTCACCATCGCAGTGACGGAAGGCGCGATGAAAACCGCCGGGGAAGCGTGGATCTTAGACTCGCTTATCGAAGGCAGGCGCATTGATCATTTTTCTAGCAGTGAATATGCCGGTTATCCGGTTGAAAATATATTCAACGGAATTAAAAACACTCTTGAAGGTTGGCGGTCGGCTAATGGTGCGGTCACAAATTCACACGTCGGGCTTGAATTGATAGAAACCATCGCCGTTGGTGAAATATCTATAACCTGTATGAATAATGCTACTTATGCGCCGGTTGATTTTACGATCCAATATTCAGACGACGGGCTGACTTACTATGATGCGGTTGTTATTACCGGCGAAACCGGGTGGGGAGAATATGAAACGCGCCATTATTCGACCACGTTAGGTGCAACAGATAAGCATAAATATTGGAGGCTGTACATTCAAGCCAGCGGATCGGCTTCTTATGTTGATCTTGCAGAGCTTGAATTGTGGGAAGTCGGCGACAGCGGAAGAACGTATAACTTGGCACGTCAAGTATCGGAAGAAGTGATCATGCACGGCGAAGGTTTGGCCGGAACCGATGCGATCTATGTTGGACTGAAACCGTTTAAAGGTGACGCGGACGCTTACAATTTGGAGTTACGCGGGTTCACCGGGTATAGCGCCTCACAAGATTTTGAAGGTCAACCGGGAATATCCCCCCCCGCCTACTCATTATTATATAACACATCGATCCCGTACTGGATTGTCGCTAGCGGTCGGCGCGTGATCGTTGTTGCTAAAATTTCTACAGTTTACGAGGCTTTCTGTTTTGGTTTTATGTTGCCATACGCAACCCCGGCGCAATACCCCTACCCATTATTCGTCGGCGGAAGTGCCGAAGCGTCGGATCTTCGATGGTCTGATGCAACGCGCGATCATGCTCATTTTACCAATCCCGGCAATAATGGATCTTATCTTCGCGACGTGAACGGGGCGTGGTTGGTATTTGAAAACGAAACGCAAAGCGGATCAACTGTTTCAATAAAGACGACAAATAATACATTGCCTTATGGTGGTGGCTCTTATACAGACGACGGACTAGCACTAATACGAACCACGCAAGACGGGGCTTACGCGTTACTCCCTATAAACTTAATCAGCCAAAGCCCTGATCCTAATGTGTACGGTGAATTAGACGGCGCGCACTATGTAACCGGTTTTGGAAATGCGGCAGAAAATATTATAACGATCGGCGGCATTGATTATCTTGTCGTCCAAAACGTACACAGAACGGCAGCCGGTGACTATTGGGCGCTGAAATTGGAGTAATTGAAAAATGTCATACGAAACAGGAACAGCGACAACGCCGCAAGACTTGATCCAGAACAAGCTTGCAACATTCGCGGCGGCGGAAGGCTGGACGATAACCGCGCTCGCCGATGGTGGTCGGATGTTTGAGAAGGGTGCGATCTTCATTGCGTTTTTTTGGGATACCGACAGTATATTTATGAGCGGTGCGACCGGCGTTAATGCCGGGGCAGATTATGACGCACAACCCGGAACCGGTCAGATCTGCCATACAAATTATGTTGAAGGCGCTTATGCGGCTTACCACATTTTCGGCGGCGCTGATTTTTTACACGTTGCTATTCAGATCGATGCCTCCGAGTACTCGCACTTTCATATCGGCGAACTGGATAAGGTCGGCGCATGGTCGGGCGGCGCTTATTACATGGGTACAACATGGGACGACAATTCATCTTATCGAAATTATTCAAATAGACAGCAGCATATTGTCCCGTGGGATTCTATCCGGGCGAACGAGCCAAGCGGCGGCGGCATTTTACAGTCCGGCCTATGGTTAAGACATAGACAGTCAGAAGAGGCACTCGGCACGGTGCGAGACGAAGGAGCATTTAATTACGCGATCAATGGGGTGATGTTTGACAGTACACCGAACACATTTAATCAGTTGACGCCATTGATCCCGATCATTGCCATGCTAAAGCAAGGCGACGGACTAAAAGCGATCGGCGGAACCGTCAAAGAGATCCGGTATATAAATATGACGAATCACCAGCCGGGCGACGTGATTGTGATCGCGGGTGATGATTGGATCGTCTTTCCAATTAAGCGAAGAAATGACGAGGCGGAAGTGTCGGGCGGTGTTCGCGCAAGTGGCTTACAGGGTTTTGCATATAAGCGCGTCCCATAATGAGCGATATTTTAACAGGGGCGATCTATAACACTGATTCAGTAAACCCGGCAACGCCTGATCTTGATTGGCCTCTCGTCGTTGGCGGTTATGTTGGGTCTGGAATTGTTGGCGATGTTGCCTCTGATAATTTGCCGATCGATGTTGAAAGCCGATCACGAAGTGGCGATCATGCGCGCGGCTTCGGTTTCTTGGATTGGTACAACCGCGTTCACTTTACCCCAAAAGAATTAGCGTTGGGCTTTGTTGTTGGCGATCAGCTTCGCGATCTGCATGTATGGAACGCATTTTTTATAGACAACACCCTTTCCTCTATTGTGAATACTGATACGGACGGGATCACATTAATAGAACCGAACCCCGCGCCGACCACGTTCAAGCCATTACAGGAAGACACATACCAAGCCGCGATCACCACAAGCGGATCGCCAACAATTAACGGATCGTTTACTTACACTTTCGATAGCGGTGTTTATGTAATACCTATCACCGGATCTCGCGTGAACCCGTGGCCTTTCCGCCCCGATTGGTCGCGATCAATAACTCAGCGTTTAGAATGGAAAACAAACATAAGGACAAGTTATAACGGCCACGAACAACGGGCGACGATACGCAAAAGCCCGAAGGCATCGATCGAGTTTGCTTAGTTCGCCGTTCCTATGTGGTTTGATGGGGTACAGATAAGTGCTGATATTGCCCCGGACGATCTGACGATATTCGCGGATACGACAAACAATAACTTTACCCCAGCCGGGCTTTGCATGTTGATGAACGAAGCCGGAGATCATGAGGTCGTAAGTATTGAAAGCATCACCGGATCGAGCATTATCGCTGCCAATAAAATCACTGGCACTTATTCAGCGGACAATACACTCGTTTACCCCGCTATATTGGCGAGAATACCGAGCCGGGCATCCCTGAAACGCTTTAAACACGATACGGCATACGGTATTGCACAATTTCGCGGGATCGAGCCTCACACAGTGCCAGAGGCAACAGAAACGCTACATAGAGGGATCGGTGTACTGGAACAGAAACCGGAGTGGAAAGGACAAGATCCAGCGGTTGAATATTGGCGAAAAGTTCAGGAGCTGGACTATGGCGGGCGCGATGCCATCGAGGACGAAAGCGGGAACGGCGGCACGTTGCAGACATGCGCGTGGACGTTCGACGGGCGTGTAGCCATTTATAATTTTTTGAAGTTTTTAGGCTCCCGGAAAGGCCGACTTGTTCCGGTATGGTTCCCAACGTGGACAAATGACTTTGTGCTAGATGGTGATATCGAGGAGGCGGCAAGTTTTATCGACGTTGTCCATAGCAATTATGTTCTTTTTCACAATACCGGGATAAATCGCCGCGATATAATGATTGAGTTGACAGACGGATCAAGATATTACAGGCGGATCGAATCAGCGACAGTTATCGACAACACGCGGGAGCGGTTAGTTATCGATACAGCACTCGGCGTTGATGCCAGTATGGATGAAGTAGCAATGATCTCATTTTTATCTCTTGCCCGGCTTGACTCTGATTCTATCGAGTTGGCGTACTGGACAGGCGAAGTCGTTGAAGTAAAAGCAAGCATAAGGACGATAAACAGTGACCTTTGATGCACAAGAAACCAGCGCGAACGACGGCCAGCCGGTCGAAATATACGAGTTCAAGCGGGCGCTTGATTATTATCGCTATACTTCGTCGTTTGATGATGTGACCTTTGATGGCCGTTTATATGATGCGGTCACGATTAAACGAAGCGCGACAAATCAGACAAACGAGTTCAGCAAGACCGGGCTTGTTGTAACGGCGCGCCGGGATCTTGTTGTTGGCGAATTATTCCGGATCACTCCGCCTTCCGACGTGGTTATGTTGACGGTTAAGCGGTTGCATGAAAATGATGCAGACGAAGAGGCGGCGGTCGTATGGATTGGCCGTGTATTAAATGCAGAATGGCGACGCGGCGAAGTTGTTTTTTCTTGTGAGCCAGTACAAACAAGCCTAAAAAGGAACGGGTTACGAAGGCGCTATCAGAGATCATGCCCACACACATTATATGAAACGCCTTGCGGTGTATCCAGAAGCGCGTACCAATTAAATGCCACGGTCGGATCTATATCCGGCCTGACTCTTACAGTGCCCGGCGTTGAAGCAAACGGAGACGGGTATTACTCCGGCGGCTATATTGAATGGGACGAAGGCGCAGGAATTAAACACAAGCGATTTATTCCTAACCAGACAGGGCAGATATTGACACTTAGCATAAAAATACCGAACATAGCACCCGGCGAAAGTGTAAAGGTTTTCCCCGGCTGCCCTCATGTTTTGGCTATTTGTAATTCCAGATATGGGAATAAACTAAATTACGGCGGTATGCCGTGGAAGCCTACTAAAAATCCGTTTAGTTCAGATCCGGTTTATTAAGGGAGTTTGTTATGTGGTGGAATCTTGGGATCCTATTAGTCTCCGCGCTGGTATCGGCGGCGCTTGCACCGAAACCAGAAAAGCCGAAACCCGCAACGCTTGACGAGTTCGACGCACCGACCATCGAGGACGGTCAAGAGTTTTCGGTAGGGTTTGGCACGAACAAACAAAAGGGCGCGAATGTTCTTTGGTATGGCGATCTATCTTCCGATCGAATATGGAGCAAGGGCGGCAAAAAATGAAAATAACAGTAACAGACGCGAGAGGCGCGGGTTATTGTTGCCGGGGTATGCGTGTTTTTGCCGATCGTTATAATTTAGATTTTTCTTTGTTTGTTCGAGAAGGTATCGAGGAAAAAGAACTAGCCGCAACAGGCGATGCAATGGCAACAAACATTATTAAAATAGCGAGAGAGCAGCGTGAGCAGCAAGCCTAAAAGACAGGTAGTCGGTTATCGCTACAATATGGGGCTACACTTCGGGATCACAACCGAGGCGGACGAACTGATCAGGTTCGAGATCGGAGGCCGTGAAGCGTGCAGCGGTAGTGTCACAAGCAATACCACGATCAATATAAACCAGCCCGAACTGTTTGGCGGCGACTCTAAAGAGGGCGGGATCGTTGGCGATCTTGATATCATGTTCGGCGAACCGGCTCAGGGGGCAAATAGCTACCTTGTGCAAATTCTCGGATCACTTATGCCCGCATTTCGCGGTATGTTCGGCGCAGTATGGAAGGGTGGTCAGGTATCTGCTAATAATCCGTAC